AAGAAGTTCAACGTCCTTACAAAGAACAAAAAGCCGCCGTAAAGGAGATGAAAGAACAGATTCGTCAACAGGCAGAGCAGAAGGCCGAAGACATCGAATCATACGTGATGCTCAACTTCAAATCCTATCGGGCAAAATCGTCATTCATGATTCGGTTTGGGTTCGCACCTGATGACAAGATCATTCCCGGTGAGATGTTCGCCGATATGGTTGAACGTGTGGATTAACAGCCTATGAAGTTGAACATGTTGAACACTCTAAAAAATGGCATATCCGAATACAAAACCTCCTTTGGAACAGTTCGAGCAGATAGCAAATGTTTGCGGCGGCATTTTGTCTGATATTGCCGCCAATTTCAAAGTGGCGAGAAATACCGTATACGCTTGGTGTAACGACGATCCCGAATTTAAACAAGCCCTCGAAGATTCCCGCGAACGATTCGTCGATTTGGCCGAAAGCAACCTCCGTAAACTTGTGGCTGGTGTTCCTGCTATCGAGAAAGACGAGAACGGGGAAAAGCGATTTGCAGGTTGGATCGAACGACCATCCGAAACAGCAATCATCTTCACCCTCAAAACACGAGGAAAGAAACGGGGATATATAGAGCGGTCGGAGGTCGAAGCTGACGTCAGCATGAAAGGTTCCATCAATATCCGTGACTGGGTAAAAGACCGTCTGCAAAAGAAATGATTGAACCGCAGGACAAATATCTACCATTATACACCGATACCGAGCACTTCATTATTCTGATAACAGGAGGGCGCGGTAGTGCCAAGTCGTTCAATGCAGGAACTTTTATAGAACGTTTATCTTTTGAAGAAGGGCATATTATGCTGTACTGCCGTTATACAATGGCATCAGCTGCCATTTCGGTAATCCCAGAATTTACCGAGAAGATAGAGGCCGACGGCACCGGAGAATTTTTCAATATCACAAAAACAGATATTGAAAACATAGTGTCTGGGAGCCGAGTGCTGTTCCGAGGCATCAAAACATCATCGGGCAACCAAACAGCAAAACTCAAATCCATTCAAGGTATCACAACATTTGTTTGCGACGAAGCCGAAGAATGGACAAGCGAGGAAGACTTTGACAAATTAGTGCTGTCTATCCGCCAAAAAGGCATACAAAACCGGGTGATTATTGTCATGAACCCAACGGACTCAAGCCACTTCATTTATCGAAAATATATTGAAAATACGCACCGCCTTGTGAGCATCGATGGTGTGGATGTACAAATCAGCACACACCCCAGCGTGTTGCATATCCATACTACCTACTTTGACAACATCGATCACCTTTCGGAGGAATTTATCAAGGAGGTGGAACGTATGAAGGTTGAAAATCCAGATAAATATGCTCATGTAGTTATAGGACGTTGGGTAGATATTGCCGAAGGGGCTATTTTTAAGAATATTCATGTCGTGAAAGAGTTTCCACAGTGGTGTAAACGTGTGGGTATCGGACAAGATTTTGGATATACGAATGATCCAACTGCTATTATCAAGTGTGGCATCATCGATAATGCGATATATGTTGATGAACTATGTTATCGTACCCATATGTTGACGCGCGATATTATTGCCGAACTGAAGAAATATCCATCGATGCAAGTCTTGTCTGAGTCTGCTGATCCGCGACTTGTAGACGAGATTGCCAATGCCGGCATAATGATATATCCCGTAGACAAGAGTGGGCCTTCCGTCATCGCCGGCATCCAGAAAATGCTGGAGATGGATATATATGTGACTGAGCGATCCTATAATACCCTGAAAGAGTTTCGAAACTACGTTTGGGCAAAAGATAAAGACGGACACACCATCAACAAGCCGGCCGAGGGGCAGCAAGACCATGCCATTGATGCAATACGCTATTATGTCCTCGCCGTGTTGCTGGGCAAGATATTACGACCTCGAAGTTACGAAGGCTATTTTTAAACACATACTTCTTCTTCCTGTGATGACGCAGGCCACCATAAACGAACGAAAGACATGAAGACATTAGATGAGATTCTTGCTCTCGAATCCGAAGCCGAGAAAATTTATTACCTCCAGCAGCGGCGCACTCCTCTGCCCGATGTGCATGCGTTGTATAAAGACTGGGACCCGGACAAACATGATGTCAATGATGTTGATAAGCGTCCGGAGAACAAAATCATCGTAGCCGAAGCTACCATCGATCCTTCCACAGGCAAGGAAATTCCTGCGCAGTATACTGATGACAAAACGAATCCGACAAACCGCATCACACTACCGCTGGAGCAAGACATAACCAACATTCACACCGCATGGACAGTCGGTAAAGACCCTAAAGTGACATGCGAACCGAATAACGATAAAGAGCAAGAGCTGCTATCAATCATCAAAAGCACCTGTCGCCGAAACAAAATGCGTTATTTCAACAAGCGATTGGTGCGGTCTTGGCTGTCAGAGACCGAATGCGCTGAATATTGGTATGTTGTCAAAGACGAAGGTTTTTGGCGTCGATTACTCACCAAACTCAAGAATACATTTGGCGGACGGGTCATGCCACAGTATAGGCTAAAATGTGCTCTTTGGTCTCCATTCAGAGGCGACAAATTATATCCGTTTTTCAACGATGCGGGCGATTACCTCGCATTGTCGCGTGAATACTCCATCAAGGAAGCTGACGGTACGGAGACAGTATATTTCATGACCGTGACTGACCGCAAAGTGTATCGGTGGCATATGGATTCGACGTGGGTCAAGGAGGCCGAATTTTTACACGGATTTACCAAAAACCCGACCATATACTCATGGCGGCCGAAGGCGTTGTGCCACAACATACGCGCCATTCGAGACCGCCTCGAACGCCTCATGTCCAATTTTGCCGACTGCATAGACCGTCATTTCTTTCCATATTTGATTATGGAAGGAGATGTACATGGTTTGCCGCAGAAGTCGGGCAAGAATCGGATGATCAAAATTACGAATGGAGGCAAAGTCTATTATCTGAACTGGGATCAAGCCAGTGATGCCGTGCGACTGGAGATGGATGAGCTGTGGAGCAAAGCCTATCAATTGACCAATACTCCGCAATTATCCCTCGAAGCACTTAAAGGATTGGGCGAAATCCCATCAGGCAAAGCTTTTCAATTCCTATTCATGGGAACTAACCTCGCCGTAGACAATCATGCTGAAGTCATAGGAGAGCATATACAACGTCGCTATAACTTTCTTGCTTCAGCAGTCGGTTCTCTAAGTGCAGAACACATGCAGGCTTCCCAGACCATCGACATCGAAACAGAGATACAACCTTATTCTATAGAAGATATAGCCGAGAAGATTAAGAATGCGACCGACGCATGCGGTCAACCTATCGCTTCGCTCAAAACGGGTGTTATGATGGCCGGACTCGTAGATAACGTGGATGATGAAGTACGGGAAATTGAAGAAGAGAACACAGCCAAATCCATGACAGATGTTTTTACCCCCACAGAATAAGACACATAAATGACTGACGGGAAACTGAATAGTGCAAAGTGGGAACAACTTCACCGAAAGCATGTCGAAGAATATCTCCGACAAATCGACGCTTTATATGACGCTGCTTCGGAGGAATTGGTCCGCTTGGGGGTAGGATATAATTATCAACCCGAGGCAGGGCGATTATTCGCCTTTTCATCGAATAAAAGCCGTCGTAAACAAGCCGACACCTCGCTGTCTTCATTCGGGAATAAACTGTCCGCCATAATTACGGCTGGGATCGTTACGGAGTGGGCATTTGCCAATGATAAGAGCGATTCATGGGTGAAACAACTGTTCGACGATCCGAAAAAGGGGTGGATGCTTCACAACCTCAATGCGCTTGAAGCATTCCAACGCAGGATGACTTATGGACACACGTTGTCCGAGAGGGTTTGGAGTATCGCCAAACAGTTCGAACGACACGTCGAGCTGTCGCTATCGGTCGGCATCAGCGAGGGGCGAAGCGCGGCCAATATAAGCAGAGATGTGCGCATGTATTTGAATGAGCCGGACAAACTATTTCGGCGAGTGCGGGATGTGTTCGGCAATCTCACCCTATCGAAAGCGGCGCAGGCTTACCACCCCGGACAAGGCGTTTACCGGTCATCCTACCAGAATGCTATGCGTATGGCTCGTACCGAAATAAACAGCGCTTATCGTGAAGCCGACAGTATTCGCTGGCAACAACTTGATTTTATTGTCGGATATGAGGTAAAGACATCAAAATCGCACGCACAATGGCTGGCAAAGTTTTGGTACCCGCGATTCAAGAAAGGTCGAGCCCCGCTGGAAATATGCGACGCTATGGAGGGAAAATATCCGAAGTCTTTCAAATTCATCGGGTGGCACCCGAACTGTCGCTGCTATGCCGTACCGATCATCGCCAACGAAGGTACTGGTAAGGATTGGTGGGAAGGAGCGGAGAATGAAGTTACGGAGTTACCGCAAGGTTTGACAAAATGGATGAAGGGTAATAAGAACCGAATAAACAAAGCGAAAAAACACGGTACACTACCCTACTGGATAAGAGAGAATGAAACATGGATAAATGATAAAAATATTCTCTGATTTATTGCATAATGTGCAGAGTGTTTCAACCTTTGCGGTAGAGCTTGTGAGGATGCAAGTCACAGACATATACGGCACAACGAAATAAAAGGTCTGTCGGCTCAAGCTGACAGACCTTTTTTAGGTGAATGTGATGATACATTCCAAACTATATAGAACGAAAAAACATGAAAGAGAAAATTCTCGCAGCGCTGAAAACCAAATATTCGAATTTGGGGTTCGGAGCAAAGGCTCTCGACGGAGTAGCCGCCATTCTGGAAAAATCCGTCACCGATGAATCGCAGATCGAAACCGCAATCAGCGGGGTCGAACCTTTCCTGAAAGTTTTTCAGTCCGAAGCAGATCGCGCGCGTACCGAGTACAACGCGCTGAAGGGACAGTACGACGAGCTCAAGGCAAAGAGCGAGGCATCTTCTGCCGACGGGGGCGGGCAGAATGAGAAAAACGAACCCGGAAAACCGCCTTTCGATCCAGAGGCATTCGAAGCCAAACTGCTGAAAACTTTCCGAGAGGAACAAGCTTCTGCCATACAACAGGCACAGCAGGCTGCGCAATGGAACGCTGCAATCGTATCGAAAGCAAAAGAGTTCGGGATTCCCGAAAAATTCGCCGTCAAACTGTCCATTGCCCAAGACGCCGACTTGGATGAATATTTCAAGGGTGTGAAGCAGGATTTGATCGACGCAGGTTTCGAGTTTTCCGAACCGCCCGCACAGGGTGGAGGCATGACCGACAATGGGAGTGACATCGCCAAACTGATCGACACGGGCACCGAACAAATTGTCAAATCTAAAACCAATTAAACAATGCCAGCAGGATTCAAGTATGATCTGAACCCGATGGACATATTGAAGGAACTGTGTCGATTCGACACGGTTTACCGGCTGTCGGGCGGTTTCAATTTCGAGGATGAGAATGTCCCCGAAGGAACCATGCTAATGCCGCTTGCGCCTCTTCATGTCGATTTCACGACGCGGAAAGCCACGGCGGTCAAAAATGTCAAGGTTGTCGAAAAAGTATCGTCCGGGGCGAAGATCAAAATCGCTAAAGGCTCTCTGGCCTACAAAGGGATGCACTTAGGCGACGGAGCGGCAGGGGCGACAGTTTCGAGCATCAACACCTCCAATGCGTCCTATGACGAACTCACCATGAGCGCGGCCAACCTCACGCCGGAAGCAGGGGATGTTTTGTTCGAAGCGGCCGCAGCGGATGGAACAGCGCCTAAAACTACAGCAAACTTCCTCAATTACGCTGTGACGAAAGTAGAACCGGGGGCAACGGTTACGGCGATTGGCCAAGCCTACGAAGTACGAGAGTCGAAACTCTATGTCCCGATATCGGCCAAAGACAAAGAGACCCTCACATCCCGATTCATTTTCACCCTCTAAAATGCGACGACAATGAAACTGACACTCGAAATTCTTTTCAATGACCCGAACGTCGTCAGAGCGGTGATAGACCGCACGATGGCAACGCAGCAGGATGAAATCTTCTGGAGACGCTATCTCGACTTCGAAGAGACCAAGTCCCGCGTCTTCAAAACCTATCTCGGAACCGTGACGGGTGTAACGGCCGGCTCTGTCATCGACCGCAACTCCAACAAGCCTCTGCGTGAACGGAAGTCGCTCGGGAGCGGTTACGGAGAAGTAGCCTATCTGGGCGACCGTTACCAAATGGACAACGACCGGCTGGATATGCTCAAGTCGCTGATCGACAAGTTCAACGCAGCGCGCCCGGCGGATCAAGTTACTGCCCTAAATAACATCATCGACTACATTGTTGATGACGTTCGGCAGGTAAGGCTTGCTCCGCATAAACGCATGGACATCGTGGTCGGCGACCTGCGTTCCGACGGCAG